TAGCGTAATTCTGCATCACGGCCAATGCGGCCAAATTCTGAAACGGGCATAAATAAAACCTCTCTTTGATTAATTTGCGAATGTAAGGCGCTTGTAAACCTTGCGCGTAGCTTCAACGTCGCGCGCGCAATAAGCCGCCACTTCGTCAATTTTTCCAGCTTTGACGTAATCCCAAACCTTGGAGCCGTCGATTCCATCTTTTGGCGTTTCGATCCCGAAAGCCTTGCACAGCTTGTCCAGGCTTACCCGGTTGCGCACACCAGCCCATGCGGTCATCGTATCGAAGACCGACTTATCCCAAGGCTTAGCGTCAAACGGAATGCACGCAGGCGGCTTGATGCCAAGCATTACCGCGCGCTGAAAGATAAACCGCAGATCGAAGTCAATCAGGTTATGCCCGACGAATACCGGCGCAACAGTAGAGCGCGTACCGCCCGACAATGCGCGCGAACCTGCAAGCTCTACAGCCTCAAAGAACTGCGCAAGCATATTGCGCTCGGCCAGCGGGTTTCCGTATTCGTGACTGTAGATCGCGACAGGCTCGCCACCATCGACAGCCATGCCGATTACGCAGATGTGACCAAGCGCGCCGTCAAAGCTGGTTTTGCGCCACTTGTCTTCAATGCCCGCCTCGATTTCCGCTCGCTTGCCCGCGATATAGTCAGCAATCTTGTCGGCGTCTTTGTAGTTTGCCGGGGCTTTGATTGCGTCGATCTCTTCCTGAGCATCGGCGCGTAGCTTGTCTATCGCATCGGGCGATTGATCCGGGATTGTTTCAATGTCAATAACGATGGTTGTCATGCTTGCGCCTCCCCTGCTGGTTGTAGTTGTGCCTTGCGCTTGTCTTTCTCTTGAGTGAGTCGAGTTTGCATGTTCTGGTCATTGGAGGCCGCACGGAATGCTGCCGTAAAGATTGCTTGCAGCGCCCCAAGATCAGCAGCGCCGCGAATGTCAGCCATAGCCGCCACAAAATCATAAGCCGGTGCTTTAGGTGCGTAACCTACCGCGCTATTGCCATCGTCGTCCTCTTGCGCAATACCGGCAATCGCTGCCAGTGAGTAGCGGCGGCAATAGGTAATTGCTGATCCGACACCTTGGGCGTCTTGCTTTCCGACTGGGGCGCTGATAACGCTGCTCATCCACTGGCCAGAGCTGTGCATCAGCACGGTTTCAACGCTGGCGATTCCAGCCTCAAAGCTCGGGCATTGAGTGACCGACAACCCGTTAGCTGAAAACACGGGGCGAACGGTGTTTAGGATCTCCGCAAGATCGGCGTACTTGGATTTGAAATGCGGGTTGCTGCTGCTCTTGGCTGCGTTCTCAAGCTGGGCTTGAGCCTTGGCCATTGCCGCAGCCAGCTCGTTAATCTGCTCTGATTTCTGCACGTCAAATCACCTTTTCATCCCAGTGCCGGCGAATGCGCGCGGCTTCATCGTTATAAGCCTGCTTTGCATCGCCTGAATATGGTGAGTCGTTAAATTCGCCGGTCAATGTCCAGTCAAGCCATGCTTGGCGTTTTGCCGCTTCAATGTCTGCCATCACTTCCCCTCTCGCGTTGTTTTGCATATTTGGTGTTGCCATTATTCGTCATTGAGACTATTCTGTCAATCACCCAAACGCAAAACATTAAGAGGTTTAGAGAATGTTAAGACTTGAAGAAATTGTAAAGAAGCTTAAGGATCGCCGCCTATCTACTGTTGCTGAGCGCACAGGCATGAGCTACACGACCCTGTGGCAGATTGCCAACGGCATTCAGAAGTCGCCCAAGTACAAGCACGTCGAAACGCTTTCTGACTACTTCGAGTCGGAAGAATGAGCAAGGCCGAACACAAGCAAAGGGCGCAGCAATTAGCCTGGCAGGTTGGGCACTGCTACAGCAAAGTTGCGAAGCGTCGGATTGTTAGCGAATGCCTGATGCATTTGCGGGAATCATTGAGGGGCTAGGGCATGCACTACTACAAGTTCAACATAAAGGATTGGACGCGCGATACTGCGCACCTTTCTGTTGAGGAAGAAGGGGTTTATAGGCGTCTTTTGGACTACTACTACGAAACTGAAAAGCCTATCCCAGAGGAAACCCAGTCGGTTATTCGTAGGTTGCGACTGGTAGGCCACGAGCAAGCGCTTGCCGTGATTCTTTCAGAGTTTTTTACTTTGGAATCAGACGGTTATCATCAGTACAACTGTGACAAGCTGATAGCTGCGTATCACGCCAAGGCCGAGGCTAATCGCACAAATGGCAAGAAGGGCGGTAGACCTGAGAAACCCAAAGAAAACCCAGATGGTTTTGAGTTGGAACCCACAAATAACCTTAACCATAAACCATTAACCATTAACCAAGAAGAAATCAAAAGCTCTTGTGATCAGCAAGCTGAATCACCCAAGGCGGACAGGATCAATTACCAGTCGATTGCAGAGGCATTTGGCGAACACTTGGCGGCATTACCTCAACCGCGCGACATAACCGAGAAACGCAAGAAGGCCATACGGTCAATCGTAAAGCGCGGAGGCCGTTATGCTGAGCCTGATTTCTTCGCCAAGTTTTTTGGCTATGTGGCTAAATCTGATTTCCTAATGGGCAGGGGCGCTAAACCTTGGCATGGGTGCTGCTTTGACTGGCTGCTAAAGCCTGAGAACTTCCAAAAAATAATCGAAGGTAACTACCACGGAGAGGGGAACAATGCGTGATCCATACAGCCTAGAGGCCGAACAGGGCGTGCTAGGCGCAATGCTGATCGACCCGTCACTGATTGACGTTTTGAGCGAGGACCTGAGATCAGAGGATTTTAACTGGCCAGACCACGCCGATATTTTCCGAGCAATCATTGACCTTCATTCGCGACAGCAGGGAGTTGACTTCCTGACCGTATCGGAAATCATTGGCACGCTTGAAAACGGCGAGAACGCTTTGGGCTATGTTGGCGAGATTCAGCGCGGCACGCCTTCGGTTGCTAACGCCAAGTCATACGCAAAGATTGTGCGCGAGCGAAGCCTTGACCGCCGACTATTGGAAGTTTCCGCCACGATCCATGAAATTGCCCATAGCACAGCAGAGACGGCCGATAAGGTGGCGCAGGCTCAGTCTGAGGTGCTGGCGATTGAGGGCGCGGCAAATACTGCTGACGTTGTGAGCGCGTGGGATGTTCTGATTGATCATTTGCCGGTGTTGGAGCGCCGCGAGCAAATGAAGGGCGCGCTTGATGGTTTATCTACGGGGCTTCCTGATCTTGATGAATACCTGCAAGGCTTGAAGCCGGAACAGCTTGTTATCATTGCCGGTCGCCCTGCTATGGGGAAAACAACCCTTGCCATGAACATTGGGGCGCATGTAGCCATACGCGAAAAGAAAAAGGTTTTAGTGTTCAGCTTGGAAATGGCCAACGGCCAGTTGATGGATCGTTTTTTGGCAGCAGAGGGGCGCATACCTTTGCAGGACATAAAATCCGGTCGAGCTGGCCAAGGCGACAACTCAATCAAGCTAACCGCCGCAGCCGGAAAGATTCGTGACTCTGGCTTGGATATGTCCGACCGGCCCGGCCTGACCATGAGCCGTATTCGATCAATTGCCCGACGCAAAAAACTACGAACAGGGCTTGATCTGATTGTCATCGACTATCTGCAATTGCTGGACGAGGAAAGCGGAACAGGCAATCGAACCGAAGCAGTAAGCGCAATGAGTCGCGGCGCAAAGCTGATGGCGCGCGAGCTGGGAGTGCCGGTGATCATGCTCAGCCAGTTGAATCGCTCACTTGAGCAGCGGCCAAACAAGCGGCCAATGTGTTCAGACCTGCGTGAGTCCGGGGCAATTGAACAAGACGCGGACATTATCCTGTTCGTCTACCGTGACGAGGTATACCACCCGGAGACTGAATACAAGGGCATAGCTGAAATTATCATAGGAAAAGGCCGCGATATTGAAACCGGCACCGTGAAGACCGTATTCAATGGCCAGTTCTCCAGGTTTGACCCACTCGCGCCTGGCTGGATTGAGCCAGACCCGCAGCCCGCAAAAACTAGCCGCAGGGGTATGGACTTTTGAACATTGACCAAAGAATCAAAGCCAATGAGCTGATAGCTCAGGGCTTCACAGTGCAGGAAACACCACAAGGCGTAACGGTATCGCGCGGGAATGACCACAGAGTGATTTGGCGTGACGGATCGGTACGGCGGGCTATGGGGGCGAAGAAATGAAAAAGTTTATTCAGGCATTGGCGCGGCATGAGCTGGCTGTAAATAACCTTGCTGCGGCTTCCGGCGCGATTGGTAGCGAGCTTGCCAAATGCCCAACGCAGGTTGAGCTAGACAGGGAATACGACTTGCAATGGCGGGGCGGCGGTTATTCCAAAATTGAGCAGCTAACCGACAGTAAGGGCAATACCAAAACCCACCTTTGGCACGCATTTAACTACGATGGCGAACGGCTTTATGATGATGAAGTGACTGAGTATCTGGCCGACGAAGATACTGGCTGCGAGCATTGCGCGCGAGCATGGGTTTTGATTCAGGAGCGAAAGAAAGCTCGCCAAGAACTTGGAGTCGCACGCCGATTGATTCGCTATTACGGAAAGCTAGCAATGCAAATGGTCGAATCCGATGAGTAACGTAATCAAGCTAAGCGTCAACGGAGTGGCCAAGCTATCAGAAGCCATAGCCAAGATCACAGCCATGTTTCGAGAGCATAAATTCTTGGTAATCAGCATTCGCCCTGGTAAAGACCGGACGCTAGATCAAAACGGCTTATGGTTCGCCATGTACAAGCGCATAGCCGAAATGACCGAGATTGGCGACGAAGAAAACGCGCGCAAATACTGCAAGCTTCACTTCGGGGTTCCAATCATGCGCAAGGCGTCCGATGACTTTCGCCATGCTTGGACCGTCTCGTTTCTGATGCTGACCTACGAAACCAAGCTAGAGCTGATGGGGCCATGCGCGCTGTTCGGGCCGGATGGCTTCCCGGTTACGCGCTTATTTGACCGAGCGCAAGGTATCGCCTACACGGACAAGATCGCGCAAGAGTTTGGCGCAAAGGGTGTTGTGTTTGATGATTTGCTAAGCGGGGAGAATGGCTGATGGCTCAAGACTACATGGCGGCAGCAATTTTTATTTATGGAATTGGAGCGATTATTACGATCATGGCTGCCGATGATTTTGCAGCATTTAATCGCAGGGTTTTTCTGTGGCCTGTTTACTGGCTTTACCTTCTAGCCTCCGCGCTTGTTTTTTTATGGTCTGAGGTTAATCGAAAGTGATCAAAGCAATCAGCGGCAAGCCAAAAAAGTGCAAGCACTGCAAAACCCCATTTGTGCCGGCGCGTAGTTTTCAAACTTGGTGCAGCCCTGATTGCGCTGTTGAGATTGCCAGGGCGGCGCAAGCAAAGAAACAGGCGCAGGAAGCCTCCAAAGAGCGCGCAGAACACGCGAAACGCAAAGAGGCGACCAAGACCAAGGGTGAGCATGCAAAAGACGCACAGGCAGCTTTCAATGCGTTTATCCGTGAGCGCGACAAAGACAAACCCTGCATAAGTTGCGGCAGATGTCACAGAGGCCAATACCACGCCGGGCATTATCGAAGTGTTGGCAGCTCGCCCGAATTGAGATTTGAACCGCTGAACGTGCATAAGCAATGCGCGCCTTGCAACAAACACAAGAGCGGCAACGTGATTGAGTACCGGTTAAGGCTGTTAAGACGCATCGGTGTGGAAAAGGTCGAATGGCTAGAGGGGCCGCATGAGCCAAAGCGCTACACCATTGAAGACCTGAAAGCGATTAAGGCAGAGTACCGGGCTAAGCTGCGCGAATTGCAGAAGTGACCATTCATCGCCTACCCGCTTGACTATGTGCGCAAATGCCGCCAGAATAGACCCATCAAAGCAAACAACGTGAAGGGGAAGCAAAATGACAAACTCTCAACTCATCGCACACATGGTTGCTAGCACTTCTCGCGAAATCGAGCATCGTATGAAAGGATTTGGCGACACCTACGCAGAAGCAAGAGCCAAGGTGAAAGACCAGACATGTGCCGGGCCTGCCGTTTGGGAAAAAATCGACGCGACGTTCAATTAATCCAACCGCGCCCCTAACCGGGCGCAATCAAGAGGGGAAACCATGAAAACTTACACCGCAGAACAACTGCAAGAAATCCTGCAAAAGCATCAACTTTGGCTTGGTTGTGAAGATGGCGGCGAGCGCGCCGACCTGAGCTACGCCGACCTGAGCTCCGCCGACCTGCGCTACGCCAACCTGAGCTACGCCAACCTGAGCTACGCCGACCTGAGCTCCGCCGACCTGCGCTACGCCGACCTGCGCTACGCCAACCTGCGCTCCGCCAACCTGAGCTACGCCAACCTGAGCTACGCCGACCTGCGCTCCGCCAACCTGCGCTACGCCAACCTGCGCTACGCCGACCTGAGCTCCGCCGACCTGCGCTACGCCAACCTGAGCTACGCCGACCTGCGCTACGCCGACCTGCGCTACGCCAACCTGCGCTCCGCCAACCTGAGCTACGCCAACCTGAGCTACGCCGACCTGAGCTACGCCGACCTGCGCTACGCCAACCTGAGCTCCGCCAACCTGCGCTCCGCCAACCTGCGCTCCGCCAACCTGCGCTCCGCCAACCTGCGCTACGCCGACCTGCGCTCCGCCAACCTGAGCTACGCCAACCTGAGCTACGCCGACCTGAGCTACGCCGACCTGAGCTACGCCGACCTGAGCTACGCCGACCTGTTAGCAGTTGGAAACATGACCAACGTTAAATCAGTGCAGGCAGATATTTGGCCTGTCGCTTATACACACGACACTTTGCAAATTGGTTGCCAGCGCCACCTAATCTCAGAGTGGTGGGCGTTTGGAGATAAAGAAATTGAGCGCATGGATAGCCGAGCGCTGGCATGGTGGGCGATTTGGAAGCCGATATTGCAAGCAATGATTGCGGCTAGCCCGGCAGAGCCGACTGGGTTTGTGGAGGGTGAGCAGCAATGACCGGCAAACCATCCAGCCCAGCCGCTATGGCTGCAATCGAGCATGGCCTAACAGGCTTGCAGGAAATGCAGGAGCTTTCAGGGGTGCCGCGTCGGACGTTGGCAGATTGGTTCAAAGCCAAGCCGGTGACGTTTGAGACAGTGGCGATGGGGTGTAAGGTTCGCAAGGAGCTAGGCAAATGACCGTGCTATTCACCAACCCCAAGCGCTCCGGCCAGCCCGCGCTAATCAAGATCATCCGCCCGGACGGCGAAGTCTTAACCCTGAAAGCCGGCAGCAATGCTAAACGGTACGCGAGAAAGCATCAGGAAGGGGTCAAAGAGGCTGCTGGCGTGTTTTTCTCGGAAAACATGAGCTGCCCTATGGCTGCTTTGTTTGCGCGTTGCAAAGGCCGCGTAGAAATGCACAGGAAACTACATAACCTAGGGGAGCCATCATGGGCCAAGTAAGCGACGGCAGCAAACCAGAATACACCGGCAAGGACGTGAGCTATTACCTTGTCAAGATCGAATCGCCGAAGCGCCTTGATCCGTACACAGCGGAATGCGAAGACATTATCGAGGCGCTGGGCATGACCTTTGCCGAAGGCTGCGCGTTCAAGGCTATCTGGCGTAAGTGCGCGGCGCGTACGCTTGGCGTCGCTAAGGCCGGTTATAAGGGCGGGCTGTATGATGCGGAAAAGACCCAGCATTACGGCGCGCGCATGGTTGCGGCTGAGTTGCGCCTCGAAGCATTGACACGCACCGCGCCACATGCTCAAACCGTCCCTAGTCCTAGGACAGCGGACACCATCGAGCAGTTAGCCGTCGAACGCATAGCCAGCGACGACCCTGCAAAGCGGGTGAGTCTTGAGGATATGGAAAACCTTGTAGACCAATTACCGGGCGGCCCGCTAACTGGATGCGTTGGATGCAAGCCGGAGGACTGTGTATGCAAGCCCTAATCGACCAGCTCATGAACGCCGATGACGCAAGCGGCTTGAGCTTCTTCAAGTTTGCTGAGCGTGCCTACGAAGAAATCCTATACACCGACACGGACGATTACGAGCCATTCCAAATCATCCTGGCGCTGATCCGTGGTGACACTGAGCTGGCGCTGAAAATGGCTGCGCGGTATGAAGAGCCGTTGCGCAAATTGGCTGAACAAATGCTCAGCATTCACATAGAAAAGCAAAGGCAGCGTTAGAGTTGATCCCGCAAAGCCTGCTTGGTATATTGGCTTTAGCGGGGTCAGAGCCGCAAAACGAAGTGAGCAAAAGGCTGTGCATTTTTCCGGTAGGGTTACTTCGCCCTTCTCTGACCCGGAATGAGTGCATAGCCTTTTTCTTTGGGTGAAAGAAATGCGTAAAAAAACAAAGCTAGTCCAGGGTGTAGGTGTTAATGATGCTGACTACGCCGTTACATCAATTGTCAGCGGCAAAATGTCAATTTGCCCGTTTTACCGGGCGTGGGCGCACATGCTAGAGCGCTGCTATAGCGCCAAGAAACAAGCTAAATATCCAGCCTGCATTGGCTGCTCAGTTGCTCCTGAGTGGCACAGATTTATGGGCTTTAGAGCGTGGATGGTCAAGCAGGACTGGCAGGGCATGCAGCTTGACAAAGACCTGCTGTTTCCAGGCAGCAAGGTATACGGCCCTGATACATGTGTGTTCATCACCAGCGGGTTGAACAAATTCACAACCGACCGCGCGGCAGACCGGGGCGAATTCCCGCTCGGCGCGTGCTGGCACAAGCAGAGTGGGAGATTCAGGGCGCAGTGCTGCAATCTGTTCACTGGCAAGCGGGAGTCACTTGGCTTGTTCACCTGCCCCGACGCAGCACATGAGGCATGGCGCAAGCGTAAGCATGAACACGCATTAGCACTAGCAGCGCAGCAATCCGATCCACGAATAGCTAAGGCGTTATCAATCCGATATTTGCCTGAAAACATCCATAAAATAGCTTGACGCATGTCGGAAAGCGTCTAATATATACACAAGCCAACGCATGGAGCGGGCTTAGGACGGTTTGCCATGCTGTCCGCGCAGAAAACGCGGCGAGATCCGAAACTAAGGGCCGGCAGCCGAAAGGCGCGCGCGGGTTATTATGACAGCCGGAAAGACGGCCCATACCAGCGATGGTATTGGAATGGGTGAATGCGTAGGCGATACGACTCGCAGGAAGAGTGGACTTAGGCCTGAATAAATACCACTTGTGCCAGGTTCGCAACTGGCCACCCATTACCAATGCCATCTCGGCATTAACCCCGTCAGACGCTTGGTCGCATCATCGGGTATAAGTGCCTAGCAGACGCTAGGGTCAACTTAACCAGAGGGGAAATAACATGAGCATAAAATCCGCAATTATCAAAACTAACGACGTGCTGGCCTACTTCGCATTCGGCGCGGTGCTGCTTATCGCTGTCGTGATGATGTTTCAAGGTCAGGTAGGTGCAGCGCTGGCAGTGGCTGTAGGTGGGTGGGTCGTGTGCAGTATCGTATTCGGTTTCTGGTTCGCATTGAGCGAGATTGCCGGGAATCTGCGTAAGATTGCGGACAAGCAATGATCCACCTAAACCAACCCGAACACCTACCGCCGGTAAACTGTCCAATTGTGGTACAGTTACCGTGCGGCACTATTGCGAAAGCTGAGCGCACTAGCTTCATTGCAGACCGCTCGCGAGATATGGAATACAGACTTGAGTCAGGCGAAACCATTACAGGCCGATTCAAGTGGACTTATCCTTGAATGGGTAGCCGCTTGGAAGGCTTACAAGAATGCCGAGTCACTTGCAGAGGCAACGTTGGCACGGCGCGAACTGGATAGATTGGAGAAATCCGTTTAATGGCCGCACCAGCAGGCAATCAGTTTTGGAAAGCCAGAAGCAAGCATGGCCGAGACAGGATTTTTGCCTCGGCTGATTTGCTGTGGGAGGCATGCTGCGAGTATTTCCAATGGGTGGAAGACAACCCACTGTTTGAAATGAAGCCTTTTGCTTATCAGGGCGTAGTCGTTCAAGAACCAGTAGCAAAAATGCGAGCTATGACTATTGGTGGGCTTTGCATCTTTCTGGATATTGACGAAACCACTTGGCGCGCGTGGAGAGATCAAGAAGATTTTTCCACCGTCATTACGCGAGTCGAGCAGATCATTTATCAGCAAAAGTTTACTGGCGCTGCTGCTGATCTTCTAAACCCGAACATCATTGCCCGCGATCTTGGCATGCACGACAAGCAGGAGCAGCAAGGGCCGGATATGGCCTCCGTGCTGCACGACCTGATTCAGAAGCTGCCGGGATGACAACGGGCAACCTAATACTAGATAGGCAGCTTGCGCGCTGGTATCCGCTAAAAGATCACGCCGTGCAGCTTGAGCTGATCAAGGCGGTACACAACGGAACAAGGTTCCCGCTTGTGCCTGCTGGGCGTCGAAGCGGGAAGACCGAAAGGTTTAAGCGCTTCTTGGTAAAGCAGGCAAACGCCGTGCCAGGTATATACTTTGCTGCGGCCCCAACTCACGATCAGGCTAAAAAGATTTTTTGGGATGACCTGAAAGCGTTCACCCTGTCAGCGGCTCACGCAAAACGACCCTCTGAATCAGATCGCATTATCTACCTGCCGAACGGTTCTGAGATTCACGTCATCGGATTAGACAAGCCACAGAGGATCGAGGGCATCCCTTGGCATGGTGGCGGCATTGATGAATTTGCAGACATCAAGCCGGATGCATGGGAGGCGAACATCCTGCCTGCACTAAACACCGTAAACCCAACGAGACCGGATTACCGCGCGTGGTGTTGGCTGCTTGGCGTGCCTGACGGCTTGAACCATTATTACGACCTATGCAGCGCCGCAGAAATTGGCGACAACCCGGACTTCAGGGTTTTTCATTGGAAGTCTGCTGAGATTTTGCCGCCTGATGTAATTGACGCAATGAAGCGCAGCATGTCGGCCAGGCAGTTCAAGCAAGAATTTGAGGCCAGCTTTGAAACAGCCAGCGGCAGGATTTACGAGGATTACAGCAAGGCCAATCATACCAAGGCTCTGATAGAGCCTCATGAGCGCTTAATGTGGATGCACGACCAGAATTTTACGCCCCTATCCTCTGCAATTGGCGTAAGGCGAGGCAATGATCTTTATTTGCTTGATGAAATCGTGCTGACCAGCGCTGTGTCTAGGCAGTCCGCTGTTGAGTTTTGCGAGCGTTTCAAAGATCACAAAAACAAAGACGTATTGGTCTATGGAGACCCCGCAGGGCGGGCAGGGGAAAAGCACGGGCATTCATCTGACTACACCGACATTGAAGACGTACTAAGGGCTAATGGGTGGAAATTTGAGCGAAGGGTAAAAAAGTCAGCACCGCCAATTAAGGACAGGCAGAACGCCGTGCGCGCAAAGATTAAAACCGCTGACGGGTGCGTGAGCCTATTTGTAAACCCAAAGACCGCGCCATGGTGTGACAAAGGTCTTTCTACGGTGCAGCTTCAGCAAGGCTCTACATTTCAGGAAGACCAGAAGAACAAGTATCAGCACATAACGACGGCTATAGGGTATTGCGTGCATGTTGAGTGGCCTGTCAAGTCTATTGCGCCGGCTCCCCCTGTCCGTTTCGCCTATTAACGGTTATATTTGGCATACAAATTGCTACGGGAACGGCCATGCCTATCACGTCTACACACTCACAATACGGCGCTTATCTTGAGCGCTGGCGGCGCAACCGGGCTGCGGCTGCCGGTCAAGATGCCGTTAAAGAGCTGACAACTCTCTTTCTGCCTGACGATAGCGCGAATGACCGCACGCATGAGGCGCGCGCCCGTTATGCCCGTTATCTGCTGCGTGCCACTTGGTTTCCGTGTGTCGGATATACCAAGCAAGGGCTTTTGGGTATGGTCTTTCGCAAGCCACCAGAGGTT